CCAACACAGGCGGAGGTGGTGGTGGAGGATCACAAAACATTGCTGGTGGAGGAAATCAATCAGGACAACCAGCAGGTGCTGGTGGCTCTGGTATTGTTCTTATCAGATACAAAGTTTAATTACCATGCCCAACAAACAAAAGTATCTCTTACTCCACTGAGTATCGGATTTACTCTATGTTGATATAAGAAATTAGAGGGGAAGCATATCACTTCCCCTTTTTTTAGTTTTATAGAATAATCTTTCCAGAAGACTAATTCACCTCCTTCGTAATTATCATTAAGAGCTCCAATAAAAGAAAGCACAGGAATGCCAGGATTATATCCATTGAACAAACTTTTAATGTGATCAAAGTGCATCTCCATTTTTTGATCAATATGATAACGATTAAATCTAATTTCTGAAAATGAAAAGATGAAATTAGATGTATTATAATGAGATTCGTCTGAATACTTTTTTTGATATTTGTTTCCAGTTTGTAAAACAAAAGAATTTAAAATTGAATCAAGAGGTTTTGAGTAAGTTATATCTGGTTCTTTAGGTGCTTCTGTTTCATCTACTGCATCTCCATATATAGATCCCCATTGATGCTTCTCCCAATGATTAGATTCTAATTCTTTTAGAACGTAATCACATATAGCATCTGGTATTGATTTTTCTGTGAGAATAAAATCACTTAGATTGCTTGACTGCTTCATCAAAATATTCGTTAAGTTGTAAACCTTTTTGTGCAAATTCATACCACCCAGTGGCAATATATTTTATTTGAGTTGGACTTGCAATTCCATGATGTGTATGAGTCCAATACGCTGGCCAAATAACTAATCTTCCTTCTACAGCATCTGTTGTAATATCGTAATTTGTAAAATGAGTTCCTCCTTTATCAGTAACAGTATTCAAATAGAACATCCATGCTAAAATTCTTGGGGTGGTGCCATCCATACATTCGCAGTGTGGAGCATGATATCCCTGTTCTGGTTCATATTTTTGTATATTGTATAATTCAGCTAACTCCCAAGTAGATACATTATCAATCTCTGGGTGTACTTCTCTATACTTTCCAATATGCGTAAGAAGAGTAGAAGCAATCATTTTATCTGGTTCTGTCCAATTATGAAAATTCATCCAAACGTCAGTAGAATCTTTGTAACTTTTATCTACTGAAATATCCCAAGAATCTTTATATACCTGACCACTATGTTTAAGTTCTGGTGGAGCACCATCAAAAAATTCCATAATTTCCTTACACATTTCTGGAGTAAGAGCGTTGTCGTACACTTCGATAAAATCTTTCATTTTAAATTAAAGGAAATAATTGTTCTTCTTTTACTACTCATATTTGAAGATGCTTCATGCATGATAAAAGCAGGGAATATAATAAGATCTCCTTCTTTTACTTTTGGTATATACGTATCATATCCACCTAAAAAAGATCTTTTATTTGACATATAAGGACAATAAAATGTTGTTGCTGAATGTTCTTTATCATCAAATTCTACATAAAAAACTGCACTCCACCCGCCAATACCATGATTATGAACTTGAAAATTATTATATGTTTCGTATGATTGAAACCAAAGAGCATTTATATTCCAAGGTTCTTTAGTGTATTCGCAAAATGATTTTATGTGTTTTTCTAAAATACCTAAAACAACTTTAGAATATTTTGGTGGTTTGTTTAAATTGCTAAAATAATCACTGTAATGATTTTTATCACCATGAGCACTGTTCTTAGATTTTTTTAATTCATAATCTTTAAAATCTGGAAGACTATCTAATATTTTTTTCTTATTGGTTTCCCAATCATCAATACTGTATGTATGAAAAGGAACACTAAATTGATTATCAATCATTAATTTACAGTAAGATCTACAGCAATAATTTTATCATGTTCGTCCCAATTACATTTTCCAGAAGGAAAACTGTTAAATGCAATTGACCATCTTGGATCATCACCTTCATGTGGTTCTGTATAATGTTTCATGTATGCAGGAAACAAAATTAGTTGACCAGGATAAGCTTGAGGAGTCCAAGTATTATTTGTAGTTTTATCAAACACTTGAAGACCTCTAAGTTTTTGTTCTACAGGATCCATAAAACATGTTCCAATGCCATCATGAAGATGAAAGACACCAGAGATCAATGACATAGTATGATAATGTGCATGATGTTGTGCATGTTTGATTGACTTATTTCCCCACATCAAAGTAGGTTCAAGTTTTTCACACTGCATTTCAAATCTTTTTCTATAGTATTCTAGACATATTTTTACCCATGCAGTAAGTTCTGCAAACTCTTGTCTTCTATGTAATTCTCTATCTAAAGTTTGAACTGCTCTTACGAGAACAGTCTGAGACATTTGTGTGGGGATTGGATCTACTAATTTATCTGATGCCTGTTGTTCTTCTAGTTGATGTCTTAAATTAATTTCTTCGTCAAGTACTGGAATTAATTTTTTCCAATCAAATTTGTCTGATAAATCAAAATTAAAAATGTATGAGGGAAAAATACCGTCAATTGATGCTTCTAAATCCATTATTAAATTTCACGAATAGTTTTTACAATATTAAAAGAGATAACAATTTTTTCTCCTTCTTCTTCCTGTCGAGTTGTTCCATGAATTAAATTACTTCTAAACAATAGGAGTCTAGCAGGGACACAAGGATAATTGGTTGTAGACCAATTTAATGGGTTGTTGTATTTAGGTGGTTCAAAGGCAGGATTAATTTCATCATAAAACGTAATTGAATTCTCTTCTGTTGTTTTTACATAGTATGCTCCTGACATAATACAACCAGGATGTGAGTGTGGGAATAGGAAATCATCTTTGTTGCTGATGTTAGACCACATGTTTCCTATAAAACATTCTGAGATATAGTCTTCACAATATCCTAGACGTTCCATATAGAAAGAAAAATTCTCCATAATTGTAGATGACAACTCAGAAAATACTTCTTCTTTCTGTAAAAGTCTGTTTGTTTGATGTGATGAGTTTACTTGGAATGCTTTTGTTCTTTCTGTTTCTAACTTCTTACATTTATTTTCTAGTTCTGGAAGCAAATCTAAGCATACTTCATCTCTAATGTACACTGTCTTAGGAAACCATGTCTCTATCCTAGGTGGTTGATTTGACATTATTGTGTTATAATTATAAATACAATCAATACAGTATAACAAAATATTTGAAAAATGTCAACACCAGATATAGAAACTGCAGAAATGCTATCAAGAAAAGCAAAGATAGGAACACGTGAAGTGGATTTGCGTAGAGATTTGGGAATAGTTGTAGGTGATGGATTGATTCTTGCTTTGGTAGTTGATATCTATCATGGGAAGATTCCTGGTAAAGAAGGATACTTATGGAAAGTTGTAGAACCTATAATTGAAAAATACAAAGATATTCTTGACGACTTAAATCCTGATAGTAAGAAGGTATATAGTGATAAAACTTTACTAGATCAAACAACTGCACAAATTTTAGCACAGCAAGAAAAACGCTTAGATGTGCCTCAGGGATAACGTATAAATATTGATACACACTATTTTATTTGATAAAAATGGATCCTGCACAATTGAAAGCAAACTTTGAAGAGCAAATCGGAAAGACCGATACTCAAATAGCAGAGTTGGAAACGAATTTAGCAAAAGCGAAAGAATATAAATTAAAACTCGTAGGTGGTCTAGAAACACTAGGTCTTTTAGAGCAAGAAGAAGCACCAGCAGCTGATGCAGCACCCGCAAACGTTGATCCTTCCTAAATAACTAGGAAGGGATTATAGTGGGTAATGGCATCTCCAAGTACAAAAGCAGAATTAATTACATATGCTAAGAGGCAATTAGGTGAACCTGTCTTGCAAGTTAACGTAGATGATGAGCAAGTAAACAATGTAATTGACGACACATTTCAGTTCTTTCAAGAGAATTGTTACAATGGTATGGAGAGGTGTTATCTAGTACACGAGATAACTGCGGATGATAAAACTCGTCTTGCAGCAACTACTGATACAACTAAAGTAGATGCTGGTGTAACTACCACTTGGAAAGAAGCAACAAACTTTATACCTATACCAGCACATGTATCTGGTATTAGTAAGGTCTTTGGAATGGTAGGTAACTCTATTCGTTCTAACTTATTTGGTATTGAATATAGAATATTCTTAAATGATTTGTATGCCTTTGGATCTCTTGATATCTTAAACTACTACATGACCAAGCAATATCTAGAAACTCTAGATATGGTTTTAAACAATGGTTCATTCCAGCAGTTTAGATATACTCAGCGTCGTGATCGTTTGTATCTAGATATAGACAAAGACTTTTTACAAGAAGGACAGAATCTATTGATAGAGGCTCATCGTATGATAGACCCAGATGATGCAACCGAAATGTATAATGATATATTTGTAAAAAGATATGCTACTTCATTGTTAAAGAAACAGTGGGGTCAGAACTTAATCAAGTATAACAATGTTCAATTACCTGGCGGTGTAACACTTAATGGTAGAGAACTTTACATGGACGCATTAGCAGAAATTGAGAAAATCGAAGGTGAGGTTCTCAGTAAGTACGCTATACCACCAATGGATATGATCGGATAAAATGCCTACAAGTCCCTACTTCCCAACTTATCACCAAGGTCACAGTGGCGAACAAACTTTGGTTCAGAATCTTGTGGATGAGCAAATCAAACTCTTTGGTTCTGACATATACTATCTACCCAAAACAGCTATAACAGATGGCACGTTAGACGAGGTTAGATATACTAAATTCCAAGATCAATTTCAAATTGAAATGATGTTAGTTAACGTCATGGGTTTTGGAGACAATGCAGAATTTATAAGCAAGTTTGGTTTACGTATTACAGACGAAATAATTTTTCGTGTTTCTACAAATAGATGGGATGAGGAAGTGGCAGAACATGGCATGGCTGCAAAACTCACAGTTCCTAGCAGACCTAACGAAGGAGATTTATTATATTATCCTCTTACAGAAGATTTGTATGAAATTAAATATGTAGGAAAGGAAGAACCATTCTTCCAGTTTGGTAAGATTCAATTTTATGCACTGACTGCAGAACTATACGAGGTTGGTTCAGACGATCTTGCTACAGGTATTGCAGAGATAGATGCTATAGAGGAGTTGTTCGATAGTGCTATTGCTTTGTCTATGGGAGTTGGTGGCACAGGAGACTTTACTACTGGTGAGACTGTTACTGGTGGTACTACTTCTACAACAGCAGAAGTTAAGTCATGGGATAGTTCTACAAGAATACTACAGGTAATCAATAGAACTGGAACATTTGCAGCAAACGAATCACTTACTGGTAATACAGTAGTGCTGTATGGGTTGTATCAACCTTTGATACACTACAGGATACAAATAGTGAGTACGATGCAAATAGACAAATCGAAGATGCTGCTGACAATATAGTTGATTGGTCAGAAGGTAATCCATTCGGTGAGTTTGGTAATTTTACAGGTAGCATATAATGTTAGGTAATCATTTTTACAACCAGATAGTTCGTAAGAACATAATAGCATTTGGTACACTCTTCAATAATATTACTATGAAGAGCACAGATCCAAGCACTGGTGCTGTATTGGAGGAAATGAAAGTACCGTTAGCATACGGTCCTAAACAAAAATTTATTGTAAGACTAGAAGAAAACACTAGCAATAGAAAAGTAGCAATTACTTTACCAAGATTGTACTTTGAAATGACTAGCATTGACTACGATCCTACCCGTAAAACTTCCCCTATCCAGAAATATAAAACTATTATCAATGACAATGGTGGTGAGGTAAGAGTGCAGTATGTTCCTGTACCATATAACCTTGGTTTTGAACTTGGTGTTATGGCAAAGTCACAAGACGATGCTCTACAAATTACTGAGCAGATACTACCATACTTCCAACCATCATTCAGTGTTACTCTCAACATGATACCTGATATGAATGAGAAGAGAGATATTGCTGTTGTTCTAAACAACGTATCATATGAGGATACATGGGATGACAGTTTCTACGAACGTAGATATATTGTTTACACTCTTAACTTCCAGATGAAGACCTATCTATACGGTCCTTACAACACATCAGATGTTATCAAGAAAGCAATCATACATGAAACTCTTGGTGATCAGGCAATCAATCGCAGAACTATTACTAGAACATATACACCAAAAGCAAAAACTGATATCAATACTGATGGTGTAATTGATGCAGCAGATGATGCACTGGTTGATGCTGGTGACGACTTTGGATTTAATGAAGGAATAGAATTCTTATGAACCTAGAAGATAATATGGAGGAACTTCTTAACATGGATGTAGAACATGTTGAGAAACCTAACTTGCCAAAGGTAAAATCAAAAGAAGATGATCAACAAAAAGATTATGAATATACTCGTGGAGAATTGTATAGTCTTATAGATCAGGGTCAGGAGGCGGTCAAAGGTGCACTAGAGGTAGCACAGGAGAGTGGTCACCCTAGAGCATATGAAGTTGCTGTAGCAGCAATGAAGCACGTTGCAGACATGACAGAGAAATTACAAGACTTACATAAGAAGATGAAAGACCTTGATGAAGAAGCAAAAGGTCCTTCAAAAGTCACTAACAACGCTATGTTTGTTGGTTCTACATCAGAACTACAGAAGATGTTAAAGCAAATGGGCGGTGGAAAACGCTAAATAGATCTGTATACCCTGACATGGTATGAGAAGCTATAAAGAATTTAAAAGACTCACTGAGTCTGCCATTGAGCAGGATAACGGAATTTTAGAAGGTGCAGCCTGGACAAAGAAGGCTGGCAAGAACAAAGAAGGTGGACTTAATGAGAAAGGAAGGAAGTCTTACGAAAGAGCAAATCCTGGATCTGACCTTAAAGCACCAAGCAAGAAGGTTGGAAATCCCCGTAGGGCATCCTTTTGTGCTAGAATGAAAGGAATGAAAAAGAAATTAACTTCAAAGAAAACTGCCAGCGATCCTGATAGTAGGATCAACAAATCACTAAGAGCTTGGAATTGCTAACAAAGCGTAAACTACACTATCTTTTTGACTATAATTATAGTATAATAACTGTAGAACTATGCGTTTTAATAATGGCGATATCCATTGTCTAATACGAGCTTGTCTAATCGCTCAAGAACAGACAGGATCTGAGGACATATGGGATAGATATGCCGACTTGATAGAAAAACTTAGAGTTTATTCTGATCAAGTTTTATCCCCATCTGAATCATGAAACTAAAAACAAGATTTGAAAGTTTTTCTGAAAAAGAAAGAAATGCACTAAATAATGTCCTGAAAAAAAGATTAATTGATTCTTTCAGGATTTTTGAACAATATACTGGCCACTGGAGTTGGTGGGATTACCGTAATAACGCATTTGAATTGAATAAAGGTTGGAGAATAGACCATATTTATATAAGCAAAGAACTCTCATCAAAACTAAAAAGTTGTGTCATAGACAGCTCAACTAGAGGAAATCTGCGTACACGTGATCATGCCCCAGTAATGATAGACCTTAACTTAACGAAATAAATATAGAATTTTTTGAGGATGAGGATAATTTTATCGAAATATAAATAAAATAGATTGAATTTCT